GCTTTTCCATCTGTGAAAGGAATATCAGCAACAGTAGCATCAGCATTTGCATCAATTGGACGTGCAGTTGTTGAAGTACCACCAGTTACATCATTAGAAGCATGATTGAAAGGACGTACTACACCGTTATCTGTATGGATATCTGGAGATTGGTAGTACTTCAAGATGCCATTAGTTGCATCCCATGAAACAACCTTGCCCTTAGCAGTACCAGTACCTGAACCAACAACTACTGTTTGGGTTATCTCTTCATCAATAGTATAATCACCACTACCTGTTAATTTCAATGCAGAAGTACCACGAAGAGTACTTGCAGTAGAAACAGTTGTAGTACCATAGTTAAATGGATCTTGAATAATTCCAATACGACGGAAATCGTTATCTACAGGGAAATCTCCAGAACCTTCAGCGTAAGTTAGACGAATATTCGTCATAACTCTTTTAGCAAAAAACTCATTAGCAAGATCAGAACCATGACCACCTTCAGGTGATATTACGACTTCAACCTTACTATTAGCATTAGCAGCAACTGTAGCACCAGTTGTAAGAGCAGCATCGGTATAAACATTACCAGTAACTAGACGGACATTACCATAGGTATATCCTGTTCCAGCTGCTTCCATTTCTACAGTACTAATTACTCCACCAGCAGTTGTAACAACTTTAACTTTAGCACCAGATCCATCACCATCAACAGGAACATAAAGTGTTGCGGATGTAGGAAGGTTAGCACCACCATCTGTTGTTACAGCAATATGAATTGCACCATCAACAGCAGCAGTACCAGCATATGTTCCCATTGGCATAAAGTCACTGGATAGGAATGCTATAACATCACCTGTTGAAAGGGTGTACATATACTTCCAAACATAACCTGCTGTACCAGCGGCCTCTGTAAATACGCCACTTGCATATGTACCATCAGAAGCCTGTGGAGTTGTGGAAGGCTCCTTCTGAGCATTCTGTCCAGTTGGATTAGCAGGATTCTGACCATTATAAAGACACTTGAACACCTCATAATTGGAGTTCATGACATAAAACTTAGATCCAGAAAGTGCGGAAGAACCCAATGCAGTTTGAGTACCAATTGCACCACCGCCACCAGGAGTTACCGAGTAGGATGGACGGTACATATCAAACTTAGGGTTTGTTGTTAGACTCCAGTTATAACGAGGAGCAACAAGACGAGCAAATGTAGATGTAATACGCTTGGCAGCAATCAGATCATCATATACGGCAGATTTCTCAGTTTGATTGTCTATTGGAGCAGGAGGAGCATCTTCAGTGGCATATCTATAAGTCTTTGACTTAGCAGTTGCAGATGAAGTACCACCTGTAATGGTGCTTCCTGCTGCTGGGGCCGCTGTTGTAGTAGTTGCGGTAACAAGTAAACTATTTGAGTGAACTTCGTTAATAGTAGCAGTCAAACCACCACCTGTGATTGTTTCACCAACTTGGAATGTTCCTACTTGATTATAAATCTCAAGATAACCATACCATTTTTGAGGTCTTCCAACGAAAAAATACATATTGGTTGGTGACGCTTCAGTAAGCGACTCTAGAAATTGCTTCGCATTGAAGATTCTAAACTTTTCTGAAATAATAGCTGCCATTGTCTAATTGCCGTGATTTTGTAAGACTGAATCTGGTTTATTTATACGTATTTAATTACGCACTTCTGAAGTAAGGATCACTGGTAGTATGCGCTTGGGCAGTAGTACCATTTACACCTCGTGTACATCCTGTAAAACGATCACTCTGTTTACCAGTATAAGTGATCTGTTCGGTTCCTAGTTGTAAAGTTCCCGTTGCAGGGAAGTTGGTAGTAGATTCTGCATAAACAATAGTGATGCTATTGTTTATATTCTGATTTATCCTTCCAACATAATTATTTATTGAGGGATATCCAACGTTAAATGCATATCCAGCATCAGATATACCTGATCCACCCCAGTTAGCGAAGTCTGCTAGGTTAAATCCCCAACGACCAAATTCTTCAACTGTTAATGCGGAAACTGATACACCATTATGTAGTATGTCACCCGTATCCATAAATTTGGCATTCTCCCACATCTGGAAGGATGGTCTCAAAGATATGTTAGCAAAACCAGCAGGAGGAGTACTCCATCCACGATGATCCGTAAATCCTAATTGGAAAGATGTTTCCTTTCCGATTTCAACTACATGAGTTGGTTGAGACTCAATACTTCTATCAAGTTCAAGATGTACCTTAACAATAGCATCTGTTGTTTTAGCATCAACAGATCCTCTACTTGGTAACCAAGCACAACATATCTCGTGAGAAACTATGAGAGAAGTTGCTAAATCATCTCCAATAGCATTAACAATAATATTGAATTTATTAATAACTGGTGGTAGAGTTACATTAGCAACAACACCAGTAACTAGAGCACTACCTGGAGGAACACCTCCACTAATAGTTCTACTATAAAAACTTTCAGCAATAACTGGACTTGGTGCTGCAACGTCAGCGGTCTGATTATGAAGAGTAATATTAAAGAAAGAATCAACTTTCCTATTACCTTTTACAATATCATACTGTTTTGCAACAACAACTTTTGGTGCTTTTGTATATCCCGAACCACCATTAGTCAATACTATATCTACAACAACACCATCAACAACAATAACTTCTGCCCTTGCTCCACCACCTTCTTGATTTTCAGGAATAAAATGTAAAATTGGTGCTTTCTCATAACCACTTGTAGGAAGGTTCTTATCCCATGTAATAGTATTAACAGAACCACCTGATATAGTACATGTTACCGCAAAACCAACACCCCGTTCTTCACCATTATAATTTGTAGTAGCAACAGAACCAAAGAAACTATTTGAAGGATCATCACCTGCATTATAAGTTTTTGTTTTAAAGAACTGAGGTAACTCTTTTATTGTTCTATATTCATTTTCACCATTAATTTTAATAAGATCACCTTTATTTAAATTAGCAAGTCCCTTCTTAACATAAAAGGCCTCATCTGCTCTCTTACTTCCATATAACCATCTAGAAGCATCTCTTTGCATCTTATAGTTATTATCAGCATCTTTAGTTACTGCAACTGTAAATGATAAATCAAGTTCAATTTCATCACTAAAATCTTTCAAACCAGAAAAATATACCTTACCACTTGATGTATCAGGATTTCTACCAGAAAGTTTGATTGTTAAATCATCAGAACTATCAATATTATAAGATTTAAGTTTACCAATAATATTTTTCACAGTGCCAGATTTTTGATATGCAATCATATCTTCATCAAGATACTTACCCCACCATGCCTCAAAAGCATTAAATGATCCACTAGTACCATCAAATTTGACTGCTATATCATTATAATATTCGTTTCTTTCATAATCATATAAAGTTATGCTCTGTGAAAGATTTCTACCATAGAGATATACTATCTCAATATTATTCTTCGGATATATCTTTTTACTAAAAGTAATAGCAGGACCATTAATAGTATAAGAATCAGTTTCTCTCTGTAATATACCATCAATAAAGACTAATAAAAATCTACCATCACTGATACTAATAACTTCCTTATCTGCTGTATCTAAAATTAAGAATGGTCCAGCAGATCCTGCGGCAACATCAGATTTATTAATTTCACATCTCTTATAACAACCAACACCATGAGCAAAGAACTTATCTACTGCTAAAGGTTCTTGTAATGTTTTAGTATTTGGTCCTTGACCCCAAAGAGGTGGACTTGTAAATACAACTTTATTTGGTACAGATGTTCTATCAATACTATAAGCAGAATCATGTTGTACAACTCCACTAACAGCAATCAATAAATCTTCATTAGGATCAGTTGCAACAGATGATCCATCTTCATAATACAATTCAAATATCTTATTCTTACCATCAATATAATCTGGATAAGACACATCTACAGATCCAGGACCACCATTAAAGACAGATCTTACTACACCAGAAAGAGTTGTTAATGCAGAAATAACATTAGCACATTTACTAGGAGAAGAATCTGCTAGAATATTAGGATTGCCATAAGGTGCAACAGTTGTATATGTACCAGTAGGTAATGTGTTATTAACTGCTTTCTTAGCAAGTTCTACTGCATATTCATAGGCCTCTAATGTCTCTTCTTGTTCTCCCTGAATATAATCAAGAAGATCATTATTATAATACTTCTCAATAGCCTCAACAATACTTTGATTACCACCAAATCTTATATCATGTGAGAGTGCATCTACAATAAATCCAATATCCCTAGAACACTTAACTGAAAGAGTACCCCAAGTATTGGTGGGAAACTTATTCTTAATATAACCAAGAGTTTCACCTTGAATATGTTCTCTATTTTGTTCTATTTGATTAGCAGCATCAATCCACCTACCACCTTTCTGGAAGATATTTCTAATCTTCTTGAAATACCTTGAATTTAAAGTATTGGTCTTAAACTGATAATTCTTTCCATAGAATCTAACTCCAGGTATTGCCTGACTATTTTTTGTGCTTGGACCAATTGGTGGTTGTGAGAATGTTATTTGATTACCAGAAACAGTATATGCAACACCAGGCTCTTGGAATATACCATCAAGAGTTATTACCAATGATTGTTGATTGTAAGGTGTAACTACATTGTTATTATCATCAAGTATAGTAAATGTCTTTGTTCCTGTAAGATTACCTTTATTTGATAATGAACCATCAAAAGCAGGAGTTAATTTTATATTCTTAGATAATACCTCTGATGTATTTGCTGAATCACTGGATACTGATCCAACACCTTCCTCAATAGTATGAGTTTGTGCAGATACAATATACTGTGTAATCTGTTTAGTAGTACTCTGTACAGTAATATTCGCTTTAAGTTCTACAAAACTATTATGAGTAGTTACTGAACTACTACTCATTGGAGTTTGAGCTGTTGATTCAATATCAACTTCACCAAATAACTTAAATCCAGCTGGATGTGTAGTCTCTTTTATTAAAGATCTCCAAGTATCAATTGGAGTCTTTGATTTAATTAAATATGAAAAATCTTGATAATAATTGGAATCTGTAATTCTTTGGTTAGCATCACCTACTTTACCAGTATCAGACATATATTTTCCAATATTATCAAAATATGTCTTAATAACAGGAGTAAATTCAGTATAACTAATATCTTCAATTGTTGCTGTCTTACCGTTTGCTAATCCAATAATAGATTTCTTCTCCTCAAAAGCACCTTTTACTCTATCAATAACAAGAATATTAGAACCCTTTCTCCAAGAAGTTACTCTAGCTTTAGCAACTTCTGTTGCTCCAGACCTCTGTACTACAGTCTCACCGAAGCTAAAAGCATCACTAACAAATCCAGATAACTTAAGAATATAATTTGATCTAACACTAGACTTCAACGTCTGGTCATTATGATATGTACCACCATTATTAACAATTTTTATACTAACAGGAATACCAATATCAGTACTATTCAAGAAAGCAGATACTGTCTTATCAATCTTTCCATCTTTATCATAGACACCAGTTACAATAGGAATCTTCTTATAATCTTTACCTATATTTGTAATCTTCAGTGAATTAATTTCTCCAACCGAGAATAATGACTTAGAAGTATAAGTCATAACTCCCGTACCATCATGAGAGGCCTTAATCGCTGTTGAATATACAATTCTATCAGGAGTTACATAGAGAACAGTTTTCTCTCCTTGCAATGGATCTTCAATTACATTAAAATTGGATTTTTCAGAATTAACAATTCCATCTCTATCATAATAATAATACTTCTTATATGGAACTTCCTTTCTAATTGTATATGTATTTGTTGAAATTCTAGATCCAAAACCCAATTTAAGATCTACCCATTGATTACCACTATGAATAGTTCTCTCAGGAGTAACAAGATTAAAATTCCTACTTGGAGAAATGTCAAACCCAACTCCACTCATTGAGACATGAGTTATATCAAATTTATATCTGTAATACTCTTTTACGTTAAGATTTGGATTTCTTGTGAAAGTAGTACCATCAGAGGAGAATTCAAAATAGATATCTGGAGCAGTAAATGATACTATCTCAACCAACTTCTTATCAGTACTATTATCATAAAATACAGTATTGAGATCTATCTTTGTTATAGTAGTAAGTGTTTGATCATAATCCCATACAAATACTGCTTTCTGTGTACTTGAATCATATGATATAATCTTAGCATTAGTAGCAGCAGCACCAGTAGCATGGTTAATTGGAAGTGAATACCCAAAATTATATACTGAAACATTAGCACCATTAAAATGATCCAGTACTGTTGTAGATTCCTCTGCCCTTCTAACAGTTAATGCAGTACCACTCTTAGATAATACTGTAACAACTTCATTACCAATCTGCAATTTATCGTTAACAGTAATCTTATCAGCATTAGCAACATTTAAAACTGTGTTCTGAATGGAAAATCCAATATGATCTACACTCAATTGAAGGTCAGGCTTAGCAGATCCTCCTGCTTTACTTAATGCAGTACCAGAAACACTAAGAACATCAAAATGTTTGTAATCTTTTCCCTTAGATGTAACAGTAATACTGTTAACAAGACCAGCAGATGATACAACAATAGTTGCTTTAGCATCCGATCCAGATCCACCTGACAATGCAATGTCGGTATATGTGCCAGCAGTGTAGTCACCACCACCATTTAATATAGCAACTCTACCTACTCCAGTATCGCTCAGAGTCGTTGCTATGACTGGGTTCTTAAGAACTGCTTCTTGATAAACTCTCTTTCTTACATAGTATGTTGTTGTAGATGAAGTGTCATTTGGATTAACATCTATAACGACCTTTTCACCAACTGCTACTCCATGTATATCTGATGTTGTTAATAATGCAACATTATCTTGAACCTTAAACGGATTTAAATTATCACTTAAAGAACTAATTGAAACAATCTTAGATCCAGTAGTATTGATTAAATCACTACTTGTTAAGAATAACGTGGAAGATACAGAGAAAGTTCCTGTTAAAACTTTAACTTTAACACTATTCTGTTCTATAGTAGTCTCTAGAACTTGACCTGTAGCAACAGCAGCATTTACACCATCACTAAAGGATAAAATAGCACTCTTACTATAGGAAGATTTTTTATCTAAGATGAAATTTAATACCTTAGTATCAGAAGATAGTACATCTGTACCATTAAAGGTTCCTGATACATTACGTAAAGCAAATTTCTTAGCAGAGAATACATCACCTACTATAGTACCTGTAGCACCTGTATTTGCCTGTGTAATAGTATCAGTATCAAAAAGATATGCAGTATTACTAAGTTCAATATAAAGTGCCTTAGTAGACTGAGATTCAATAGAAGATACTGTTTTTCCCTTAACAGATTCTACTTCTCCAGCAGCCCCTGTTCCACCTGTACCTGTATTATCAACAACTAACTTACCACCTACAGAGAAAGTAGATCCACTACTAACAATTGAAGCAGAAGATACAGTACCTCGTGTTACTTCTTTAACTTTAGCAAGTGTTTGAACACCATTTTTACTAATACCAGAAGTTCTTAATCTATTAGCACCAACTGGTAGATCATCTTGAGATATATTAGAGTTATAGTTAGAATCTAATGGTAATGAATAATAATTCTTTCCTAAAATATACGGAAATCTAGGATCACCAGAAGAATCTACAGTAATGAAATATGCATAAGTTCCATCAGGAAATTCTGGAGTAACACAAAAACGTCCATTATTTTCATCCAATGTACCAGATGCATCTGTAAATACCCAATCCTGAATAAATGTACCAACAGGATATGTTGTTGTAGAAGGACCATTAGGTCTAGTAGCATTACCAAGATAACTAGAAGTCATCTGAGCAATAGCACTAGCAGAGTCTAGTGGGTCTGTATGTCCATAAGCACCATATATGGGGTTACCATCATATGCAAACCCCAAAATAGGAGAGTGAGTTGCTCCAGTATCATTTGTCCTTAATGTAGTAGGAGATGCATAATAAGCATATCCATGTCCTTTAGCAGAATCAAAGTTCTGGAACCAATATCCATTTTCAGCATCTAATGAACTCTTATTCTTATAATACTTGTCCTTTCTCCATTCTTTAACGGTTGCAGTGGCAGCTGCTCCAGATCCTACAGCAACAACCTCAACTGATATATTTGCTTGTGTGTAATAATTACCACCATTAATTTTATTAAAAGAAGTAATTATACCAGTAGTATTAACTGTGGTAGTATATTCAGCAAATCTACCCTTTCCTGCGGAATCTCTAATCCTTACAATAGGAGGAGTTGAATAATACTCACCAGTATTGTTTATAGTAATGCTAGTAACAACACCGTTAGTAACAACCGCAGTTCCAGTACCATTTCTGCCAGATAATATATCTACTACTGGTGTGGCAGTATAATCACCAGCATTAGTTACAGTAATTGATTCTACAGTCTCACCAGAACGTTTTGCAATAGCACGATTAGCAAGTCCACCAATTAATACAAAAGGATCATCCTTATATCCATTACCTTTAGTATTAACAGTAATCTTTTGAATAGGACCATCTAAAATAACATCTACATCCTTATATCCTACAAAAGGAATGCCATTCACAGCAATACCAACATCTCTATACTTAGTCTCATATGTCTCAGTAGTTGAGATAGGAGTCTTTCTAATAATCTTTAAAGATTTCTGATCTGATACATCAGCAGGTGGGCTTGCTGCAACAGCATGTGCAGGCCATCCAGAAGACGCTATGTAATATCCTTCTCCATCCTCATAGATCGCTGCTACATTGGTGTTTAAATCGCTCAGAGCAGGTACTTGTACTGATCCAGTAGTCTGAATCCATCTGAGGTTATTTTGGGCATCAACGAGTCTTACATCAGTTGTAGTAAATCCAGGTTCTGATATCTCAAGTATGTCATCAGGATTGGAATAAGGTGCTTCCGTCTTATTAGTTGCGTTGTAAAAAACACCATAGACTAAAAGTGTAACGTTAGAACCAGAAACATTAGCTCCATATGTTACAGTAGTGCCTATAGGATATGTTGTAGTACTTTCTCTGGTATTAATAATAAATTGATTAACATTCTTATCTTCAAAGGTGAATTTCTCGTCATCAATAATGAATTCACCTTTCTTAATCCACCCCATTGTAGATTCTACATCAATCTTATCTCCTACAGTATCACTAGTGAGAATAGATTTAGTTAATTTTGTTCTAGTAGCTGTGGAAAACTCTCCATTTACACTTGCTTCGTTAAGTACAATCTCATACAAATCTTCTCCATCATACTTACCATCATATATGACATTATCAACAATGGCAGAAGCATATGTACCACTAGTTTGAGTAATCTTCTTACCAATAAGATCTGTTACTGTACCTGATAATACTTTAACTTTAAGTGAATAATTATTAATCCAATTAGATTCTGAACTTTTAAGAGTGAAATCACGTGGATATCCAACTTCTGGTTCTGGATCATCTTTGACCAAACATTTGAATAAGAATTTAACAGACTTATCAGTTCCTTTCTGTTGATAAAAAGAACCTATATTCTTGATAAGAATTCTCTTGTCAACTGCTGTATTCAAATATTCTTCTGGAAAATCTGTTAGATATTCATTTTCAAAGTTCTTTATTAATGCATATAGGAAAAGATTACTAATATTAGTTACAGTAGATCCGTCTACATGACTAGAGGACTGTGTTGTAACAAACGTACTTGCGGAATAAAGATCTCCAAGTTGCGTATTTCCACTTACGCCACGACTAATTTCTTTAAATTGAGTATCTGTTCTACTCTTATAGAAACAAATCTCATCATCTATCTTAAAATATCCACCATTCTTTGGAAAAGATGAGGCATCTGCTACAGTTATAGTAGTATCAGAAGTATTAACCAACCCACTTACCGTAGTACTCTGATTTAAGAGATTATTCTCATAAAAATCAATATCACGATACGTTTGAAGATTCGTAATAATATCTAATGGTTGCCCTTGAAGTTCAAGCTGCTCATAATACTTCTGTATGAACTTTCCAAACAGTTCATACTCCTCATTGATAAAATCAGGTAGTTGTTGATCAACTAAGAAGGAGATCTTATTTGCAGTCTTTAACATCCCTACTCTTCTTTATAAGCGATGAATTTACTTTGTGATATATCTACGTCTAAATACACCTCACGTTTAACTTCAATATCTTTATTTGCAGGTTTTATTCTTAATTCAATACGATTATCGGAAAAACTGCCCTTTAAGATAGTAAAGTCACTCATTGTTGTCTCACCTCTAGTATAATTAATCGTTCCTATTGAATCATTCAATAGAATCTTTTCACCAGTGATAGAATCTAGTCTATATAGGACTAATTTACCATCTCTGTCCTCAATATATGAGGTATAATTTGGAAATTCAAAGGTTGTAAATCCTGTTGATGAAACTATAGGATTGTTACAATCTATAAGGAAAGGATTCTTATAGCAAATTTCATAATAAGAAGACGCATTAATCTGTGCGATAAAATCCTTTCTCATAGTAACATCGGTGTCATTTGAATTAATAGCACGATCTGCACTATCAATAACACTGATAAACTTTGAATATCTAAACTTTCCATTGAACTTCTCTGTACCAGAGGTTTTTAAATATTCTGTGACAGCATTAGAGGCCTTCACTGCCATCTCAGCAGGAAGTAACTTAGTTTTATTAACATCATAATAAATGTTACTTGTCAATTCCAAATAAAGGAGAGAAGGATCAACAAACTCAGGTCTTATAGAAGCAACAGTATGCTTCTTCAATTTTTCCTTCAAATCACTTTTTGTGAACGCTGACAACGCAGCGGCCTCAGTGGGTTTCACGGAAAGGAATACTTTACCGTATGCAGGTGGTTCTTGATCTTCACCACCAAATACGATGATGTCGCTAACTGCTGGATATAGATTCCTAACAATTGCTTTGTAATCATTAGATGTTACTGCTCTATTTTGTGATCCATAGAACTTAGGAGCATTAAATTTAATCTTATCAATAGTTTCAATTTCTGCTCCTCCTGATGCTATCTCTTTTGTTGTTACTGTAGTTACATCAAATGGTAACGTTACTGGAGTATTATTCTGATCTTCTAATATACCATTAAAAGTAAAAGTCTTTGCTCCATTAGTATCTTCACCATTAGTTACAACATAACTAATCTGAACTACATTACCATTTTCCAATTTCTTTCCTAATACACCATCACCAAAGAAGATTTCATAGTTCTCGTCTTCTTGCTCACTAATAAAGAATACCTTATCTGTAGCACCAATATCTAATATATTACTTGCAATAGAATAATCATCATAGATGCTAGAACCTGCTGATTGATAAACTCGTATTTTTACTGTATTAGTATCAACACCACTATTTTCAATAATAAAACGTTGATTCTTAAGAGTTGTATCAATTGTAATATTAGTTGTAAGATAAGATCCCTCATATATGGAAAGATCATTAAAACTTGCTACACTATTAACAACAGGAACCTTAGCATCCTCTGTTACAACAAAACGATACAAAGAACCATCAAAATTACTTACAAATCCACTACCAGACTTAAGAGTTACTGCTGATGGAGGAGTTCCAGTAAATGTCAAATCTAAATCAATAATTGCTTTGGGTGATGTAATAGATTTTGGTGTATATCCTAACTGTTTTGCCAGAGACACCACGTTGTCCCTGAGAGTAGCAGAATCAAGGAATAACTCGTTTGCTACCATGTTGGTATTAAACGCCGTGTAGTAGGTGTTATATGCTAATACATCAAGCATATTACTGAGTGCAGACCCTTCAAAGTCATAATCAGTAAAATCTGTCTGTGCTCTCATGTAATCTTTGAGAGCTGATTTAATATTAGTAAAATCTAAGTTGTTTAACTGGGTGTATGGCATTATCTCGTCCTATTTAAGACCAACTGTACAGCAGTAGGTGGATCATCTGAACCTACAATTACATATGTCATATCAACATCAAAAGAATTATTATCATAGTTAGGATATGTTTCTATTGATAGAACATTAATTCTTGGTTCAAACTCAGCTAAAGTACCCGTAATACTCATTTCTACTTGAGCAGCTGTACCATAATCTAGTGGTTCAAACAAATAACTCCTTATATTAGATCCATAATCAGGATTGAATGGTCTTTCTCCCTTATTAGTCAACAATAAATTAACGATTGCCTGTTTAATAGCAGAAGCATCCCTACTGACAACAAGGTCATCAGTAACAGGATGCTTCTTAAAATTGATATTAATGTCCTTGAAGGACAGAGTGGCCGCCATTTACTGACAATATACGAAGTCAGTTATATTTAGCGACTTTTATCCTACTTCGTAAAAGGTATACTTTAAAAACAACTCTTCACCTCTATGAATTGCTTTAAGTGTCTTGACGAAGTATTTGTCCTCCTCACACCACTTTATACAATTGGGGTTATTAGAATGGTTTATGAACCCTCCTAGAGGAGTTCTATAGATTACTTCCTCTACAACGATATGGGACATACCTAAGACCATACCAGCAGGGATA